GTAATGTCGGGATCGTCACTAACGTATGTTAGAGACTCGGAAATAGAATCATTTTGCATTGAGCTTGCCTTTGATGTTGTGGAAAACGTGATAAAAATATTGCTCGTTGGCTCCTATCTTATCACATAACTCGCTGGATTTTATTGAGTAAAGCTCATCGTGGGTAGCTACTTTGCACAAAATCTCCCAAGCAAGCAGTCTATCTATCTGCTCACATATCCATTGACGGTTCATTGTGATGTCATCTGACGTATCTGTAGGACACTCCAACTTCATCTTCAATGGCCTCTATTTTAATATTTTTACCAACCAAGGCTTTTCTTAATTTTCTAGGAACACACACTGGAACCTTCTTATCAATTTCCTTAATTAAAGCGTATATGTATCTGGGATTTGCAGCAGACTTTATAACATACCCTTTGTAGTGTTTGGGAACAATCTCAGGAATGTCTACAGCCATACGCAATATTTCTTGTCCATCTTCATTAATCCACAATGCCTTACCACCTTTTCCCGTAACCATCGAGGAACACAACTTTGATTTAGCTAGGCTAACTAAATTATCTACATCAGCATCAAGCTCCTCAGCTAGTGCTCCTATCCTAATCTTCGGCATTAATATCCTCCTTTTGATTTGCTCGTTGTTAGCAAGCTTCTGTTCTCCATGTGATCTGGGCCTTCTCCTCCATTTGCCATTCGCAAATAACGTATTAGATCAAAAAAATCTTTAAGAGCCTCATCCGCTTTACCTTGTGAATTATAATTTAATAAACTGTCAATCAAATTCCCACATTCCCTGTGTATGTAACACAATGGCCTGTTGGCAGCATCTATTGGATCGTTTGGATTGTAGGTAAACCACTCGTCAACTGCACTAATACCAACCTCTTCCATTCGTCCGTCAGATGGATGGAAAAGCATTCCATATTCATCAAACAACATAAACAAATCTTCATTGTTGTCATTCTCCCTAGCAAAATACCTAGAGTCCCCTATACGCTCAAAAACATCTATACCAAGAGTGTCCTCAATCTCTCGGAACAGCTCAGCATATCTTTCTACGTTTAGTCCTAGTTTCTTTGTTGCTGGCCCCACTTTCCATTTGGGATCACCAAACATAGCCCACTCTCCATAGGTATCCCTATCGGGCCACTCCCGGCGAATGTAAACATAGCCGTCCCGATCCACAGCAGCCCATATAGCAGTGAAGTTGCGAGCACCGGCAGGGTCAACCACCTGATAACAAGTGAACCTGCTTTTGTCCGATATGTCGGGAAAGGACATACCATACTTATTCTTTTCCTCACCAAGAACATTAACCTCTGTATTGAAAAGCGGAAGCAACGATGTTACACTTTTTACAGGAACACCATAAGCTCTAACCAATATTTCTTCTTCCGGCCTGTCCCGCAAGTCCTTAGCTATACGCTCATACCCACCAAACGGGTTTTCATCCGAATGCAGGTAGACCACCGAAGCATCACGTTTCGGGCTATATTGCTGTACTGGAAGTTCTCGGTTAAGAAGAATTGCCTTCCTCGTCTTTAATGTTTCGGAACCTTTTAAATATTCGGATATAAACGGAGTGTACCCATTGATCGGGGTGAAAGCTATTAGCATCTTGGAATTCCTAGTAGCCAACCGAAAACGCAAAGTGTTTATCAAAGCATCGTCACCAAGATATTCGTCTAACCACGTTCCAATGTTCAAGTTGTCCCCAGACCTAAACCCAAACTCAAAACCCTCCAATATGGTTTGGTTATTGGAAAACTGGGTGTAGGTTTTAAAATCCACCCTAGTCCTAGTATCAGGAAAAATAAAGCTGCTTCCGGTAAACCCATTCTGCATGGAGTAGTTTATGTAGCCCTCAATACTCTTGGTCTTCTTCTTAAACTCCTTGGGCATCATCTCCCACACCGCAGCTTGCTGCACCTTTACGCTGGTATCAGCGTTCTGGGAAAAACAAACAACATGACCATCTGGGTTGTTTATCACACTCTCCATGACAATTTTAGCACAGCCAGTTGTCTTGCCACTCCGGTTTCCCCCCAAACACAGACACTCGTTGTATGTTCCTAGTCCATCTTTAATACGCTCCCAACCATCTAGGTTAAACCCATGTCTTACCGGATCTTGCTCAGAAGCCTCTATACGTCCCTCATGGGCCTCGTGCAGCTCCTTTAGCACCTTGGGGTGCTTCTCCCCCAAGAACACTATCTCCTCGTCTGTAGGGGGCTTTAATATTGGATGATCGCTAAACTCAATCATTCCGGGAAATAGTCATCCAAGTCCTTCATGGTTGAAGCATTAACAAGTGCTAAAAAAGAAGCCATTTCTTCCTCTAGGTTAGGACTAAACCCTCGACTAAAAGTGTCATATTCAAATCCATTTTTCCCAATAGAGGCTACTAAGAACACTTCCCATTCTGGGTTTATGGTATCCAATGATTTCTCAACTAGCTGAATGTTTCTGTTCATTATAAAATTCTGTTTAGGTCGTGCCTTATTGGATCAGAAGTAAAAGGCTTTGTTTCAATGTGAACTATCTCATGTTCTAGCCTATGGCAGTTGGCACATAGCAAATTGCACTTCTCTAGCTCTTTTAAGAAAACAGTTTTACTGCTCACTGCTTTTCTAAAGTTTTCTGAAATTTTAAACTTTTTGACACCCCTTGCATGGTGACAGTCAAACTGAATGGGCCTTCCCTCAAAACCACACCTAGAACATTTCCAACCCCCAAAATGGTTTTTAATAAGCTCATCTCTCTGGGCTCTCGCCCTATTATTACTGCATTTTCTACATCTAGGCTTATACCTCTTCTTACCCCTATCTTGACCGTTGCTATGAAACTCGGTAATCGGTAGATCTTGGCCGCAGTCTTTACACTTCTTGGTCAACAACTACCTCCGCTTTTTTCATGCTAGCTATACGCTCCCTAGCAGCCTTCACCGTAGCCTCATAGTCCTCTTGGCTAACCACCTTACGCTCCTCTACAATGGTACTAGCTTCTCCCCTGAATGTGTTACTTCCCTTCTCTGCCTTCTCCAATGCAATGGCTAAAGGTAACAAATCCCTGAAGCTGGCCTTTATCTCCCCGGCTTCCATCCTCTCTCTTAGCTGCTCTATCAAATCCTCCTCCAACGATGATAGTTCCAAGAATGCTCTGCCCCTTACCTTGCTTCCTAGCTGCTTCCACTTGCCCGTGAAGTCGGCATAGTCCAACAGGACGTTTACAATTGTTTCACGTTTGAGCCCATACTTCTTTATCATTTGAGTCTGGGTCACTCCAGTGGCGTGTAGGTACAATATTTCCGCAGTTTTCTCGGGGTTACTCTTGGACAATATGCTATTGTTCTTAGGATTGTGTTCTTGGATCTCCAAGATTCCCTCCCGAATTGAGTCTATTAGTTCCTCCTTAGCCTCCATCTACACACCCCCCAATAGCCCTAAGCCCTTATTTGTCAATATTTTTTACAGGGCTAGTAGATACATATATACGCGACAGGCACCGCCCCCCCGACCCCCGCCCCGCTGGCGAGTGCGTATCCACGCAGCAACTACAAAAAAGCACGTATCCGCTAGCCAACTACAGACAAGCAAGCTCGGCGGCCTTGGTTGACCTCTTATTTTTTGGGGTGGTAGGTCCTATTTGCAAGCCACTGAAAACGCAACGGGAGCCACAAAACCCTACTCAATGGGAAAAAAGTTCACTTTGAAAGACGTTTTTTCTTGCCGGTTTGGGAAAAAGGGCTTTTTATTGGCGTTAGAAATTAACCATTAACCAAAACACCAATATGAAAAAATCAAAGATCACTATCAACTACCAATCAACGGAGCCTACCGAATATGTATACATTGTAACCATTCAATACGGGGAAGACGAGCAAACCTTCAAAACGGTATACTCCAATCAGGATAGTTTGCTTAGATATTTATTTGAGAGGTTGGATTATGAAAAACTTAATGAAACGTTCATTCCAAAAACTTATCAATCAATCTACAATTTAAAGAAGGATCAAAGCACGTTTGGCGATTCTGAGATAAACGAAGTCACAATTGAATCAAAACCCCTTTATGTATAAAGTAAACCAATAAACCAAACCCCTAGCCTGCACTTAAGACGTGCGGGCCTTCGGGGTGTAAACCTTAACCATTAACCAAAAAAAGAATATGAGTAACGAAAAATACAACGGTTGGACAAATAGAGAGACTTGGCTAGTAAACTTGCATTGGGGCGATACAATCGCCGAAGTGTTTGAAGAAATAGACCTTCTAACCCTAGCTGATTGCATAGAGGATTTTGTTTGGGAGCGCTTAGACGAAGAGCTAACCACAAATTCAATTTT